GGTCACGTCGCCCCGGATGCCGGTCATGTCCCCCCGGATGCCGGTCACGTTACCCCGGATGCCGGTCACGTCCCCCCGGATGCCGGACATGTCACCCCGGATGCCGTTATGGACACCATCAATTTTAACTCCATCAACAATATGATAAAATCCAAGCTTGCTTTTTACTAAACACTTAATCATAGTTCCCCTTTCAAAAAGCCCGGAAACCGCCGGGCGCGGAATTAGTTTTTAATCAAGTCATTAATATGGACACCGTCCAGTTTTTAAGCACCCTCCTCCATCCATAAGAGTCACTTTTCATGATACAAGTAAATAAAAAATTATTTATTTTTATAGGTTGTAAAAACAGGGAAAAGGCAGGGGTGATTGACAAGCAGGCAAAAACATTCTTGACGATGTAATAGTTTACTTGACATATCACCATGCTTTTTTCCCGCATTGACGGAATGAGAGGCCTAAGTCTTTGATTTATATAAACATTCATTTTTCACCTCTTTGTAACTTGTTTAAAATCAATGGGTTTGTCAGTATAATAGGTGTTAACCTATTGATTTTAACCATGTTACCTAAAAAAAGGCAAAAACACCGATATGCGATTTCTACCCTTTGTAAAGCATTTCTTGACAACACGCAAAAAATGCTGTTTTTGACGGTTGATAAAATGGATTGAGCAGGGGTTTTATTTTGTATGTAAGTCATTGATTTTGCCATCGGTTCGCGGTCTTTTGCCCTATAAGTCATTGATTTTACCTATATAGATGTATTTTTTGCAATCTGACACCCAAGAATTTCATATTGCCAGGGATAGAAAATTATAGTTTTTTGAAACACCCCCAAAAACACGATTTTTTTTCGGGTAGTGCCTCATGACCCCCCTGTTTATTTTCACGCGGTCAACTTTTTCTTGACGGGCGAGCACGCCCCCCTGGACACCCTTTTCTCTTGACAAATGGCAAAGAGCCTTTTTCATATTGACTTGTGAACGCAATGCGTGGTTTTCGTATCTTTTACATTGTAATATAAATACTCTCTATTGTCAATGGACTGTATGCACTTGTCCCAAGGCAATAATTCACCGTTTATTTTTCTACATGGTTCAATGCCAGTACCATCACGAGCAATAGCCATTCTTAATAACTGGTATTTTGTACTCATTTGATTTTTCCTTTGTAAGTAATAAGAACCAACATTTCACGTTCAATGGGCAAAAGACCATATTTCGCAACGATTTTACCTTGTTCATACATCTTAATAACTCGTTGTTTTCTTTGTGTTCTCATGTTGTGCTTTCTTTCTTTGTTGTATACATATACTGCAATCATCATGCCAATTATCACAGGCCAATAAACGCTAAAAACGCAACTTATTGACTTGTAATACTGCCTTATTTACATTATAATACACTATTGCGTATATACAAGTGCATGTGTTTATATATCAATGGCTTGTGGTGCACGATTTGGTATATGACATGCACCATTTGGGTTATTCTTTACAAATGAGATATTGCGCTTTGTAAAGAGAGACGAGGCACAAGGGCAAAGAAGCGCAGTTTACTACGGGGAAGGTTTTTAACAAAAGGAGTATAGCGGACACGGTTTCACCTGGAGAAGGTTGACAAATGCAAGTTTCCAAGACGATTTAAAAACATGGAAAAGGTTGCCCTATGCCCAAATTTTTTCGACACCCCCGGACCCCGAAAAAATTTTTAATGACAAACGGCCCCCGTAAGTGTATATTTGTTACATGGACACATTATTGACAGCAATCGCTTTCTTATTCATAGGCCACTCACAACTGGCCGGTTATTGTAACAACCCCCTTCCAACAGGCGACAGCTCCCGAACCGCTTTATACAGCTTTACAAGCCACGAACTCTACTACGCTACCGAAGCAGACAGGAAGTCATTCGTACCTACATTTCTTGACAAGATGGCACAGAGATACCCAAAGAACACGTTTATAGGTATAAAAGATTCACAAGCCGGATGTCCAATGAAGGGTTGGTTTTTGCCTGGGGACCAAGAATTTAATAAAATAACGGAGGCTATAAAATTTTTGAGAGGTAAAGTGGTATGGGGAGGTATTTTTATACTCGAAGGGTTCCTCGAAGCAACCGATACCGTAAGTATAGACGACATGCCCCTGACCATAGCCCGTATGTACATTGCCTATACCTCCGTAATGAGAAAAAGCAACGTACCGTTATTCATAGCCAAATATGAGAAAAACTCAGACAGATCAAAACATCCTAATAACTTTAAATACTGTAACCGAGTATGTAATAAAATAGATTCCTTGCCTATGCTATTTCCTAACGTATATACATTCCCTGTCCGATACATACCAAAAGAGGACTTCTGTGACGATCACCATTACAATGAAGCAGGACAAAAAATACTTGCGGAAGATGCTGTTGTGATATACCAGCAAAGCGGACTCGATATGTGGTATAAAAAATAATAACTTATTTACTTGACAATGCAACGTCTCTTAACTTATCATTTAGCCATGAAGGATGCAAAACCCCCTGCTCACCTACCGGACCACGCAACTCTTTCCGCGTACTATGAGCTATGGTCCAAGGGACATAGTGTCTCTGAGATACGGGAATGCCTCGGAATAACGGAGAGTCAGTATAAGGCATGGGAACCGTATTTCTTTTGGGCTTGTCGTAAGGAGAATTGCCAAAGGTTGTCGGAGGGAACAAACTCCCTGCTTAATTTGACGGAAGTGCTGAGAGAGACATTCCTTGACCTGATACGGAACGGAATACCTGTGGACAAAGCGGCACGGTCGATGAATGTACCCCTGATTACAGTATTGGAGATTTGGTTCCAAGACCCAATATTCAAAGCAGAAGTTGACTTCGCAGTTGAAATGGCCAATGTCGAAATAACCAAAGCCCTTTACAAAAAGGCAAAGGGTTATCGGTCATACAAGAAGTCAACCACGAAGACAAAGACCACTGGCCGTATAAGCGAGAACGGAAGCATTCTTCCTGATAGTGAAACAATCTCTACAACTGAGAGCGAAGAAGATGTCTCAGGTAATGTAGAAGCGCAAAAATTCTGGTTGATTAATAAGAGTCCCGAAAGCTGGAATCTCGACGGCAGTGCGATGAAGTCCAATAACAAAGGAGCGATTCTCTCGGCCATTGACAAAATGACAGAAATGACCGAAGAAGACAAGAAGTTCCTTGAGGTTGTTGGAACTAAGCCCTTACCGGGAATAGAAGATGAAGCTTAACCCCAACCAAAAATTCTCAATATTGGACTCAGATGCCCGGATTAACATTTGGGATGGATCGGTACGTTCGGGAAAAACCGTTGCAATTGATTACAGGTTCATAAAAGCCGTAGGGGAAAGTTGGGAAGATTGTCCTCCTGATGCCATAGATGTTATGGTAGGGAAGACCCTTGGGGCACTTAAAAGAAATGTGCTGAACCCTATAATAGAACTTGTGGGTTCAGGGAATGCTTGCTTCTATCCGGGAAAACAAGAGTTCAGGATATGGGACAAGGTGATATATACCGTTGGCGCAAACGATGAACGATCTGAGGGAAAGATACGAGGGGCTACTATCCGTAAGGCTCTTGGAGATGAACTTACCTTATGGCCGGAATCCTTTTTCAAAATGTTGGATAGCCGCTTATCCCTTGAAAACTCCCAATTTTTCGGTAGCACAAACCCTGGACCTCCTCGCCATTACTTGAAAGTAGACTATCTCGACAGAACAGGGGACTTGGACTTAAAACGTTATCAGTTCTTATTGACTCACAACTTGGGTTTAGTAAGGCAAAACCCCAAGTACATAGGAACTATGGAGAAAAATTACACGGGCCTTTGGTACAAGCGATTTATTCTTGGAGAATGGTGTATGGCGGAAGGCTCGATTTACGATTTCTTCGATGAAAAGTTGCACACAATCAGTGAAAAAGACTACCCGGAAGCGATATATAGGTCAGTAGGCATTGATTACGGAACAAGCAACCCTACTTGCTTTATACTTTTTGGACACAATCATCGAACAAACCCAAAAGTGTGGGCCGAAGACGAATATTTCCACGACTCCGTTAAGGAAAAAAGGCAAAAAACCGATGAGGAGTATGTGGAGGACTTTATTACATTCATAAAAGGAAGAAAAGACCTTACAACTGCATACATAGACCCTGCCGCAGCTTCCTTTAAGCTTGCTCTCAAGAGAGAATGTATGAAAAAAGGAATTTTTATACAGATAAAAGATGCTGAAAATGATGTAATAAATGGGATCAGATTACAGGGAACAATGCTTAAAAGTGGAGCATATAAGGTAGGTAAACGGTGTAAAAGGACGATTGCAGACTATTACGGGTACATTTGGGACTCAAAAGCGCAAGAAAGAGGCTTAGATGAGCCTGTAAAGACAAACGGTACAGACCACAGCAAAGACGCAGAGAAATACTGCTTATATACTACCTACGGAGAGCAACATATAGATTATGATGCTTTTATGAGGAATTGACAAATGAAACAAATGACAGATTACGTAAAAAATATGTCCGATATTTTTACTGATAGAAACAAAAAAGACTCTTGGGAGAACCTATTTACAGGAGTAGGTAAGGTTAACTCGGATAAGAGGATGTCAACTGTTTTCAATCCGAATCCTGGATTGACAGAGGATGAATGTAACGCCATATATCGCAACGAGGGTATGGGTCGTCGTATTGTAGAGGTGTTGACAGAGGATATGTGCCGGAAGTGGTTCAAAATCGAAGGAGACACAGACGGATCGATGGAAAAGGCGTTCGATGTCTTTGACGGGAGGACCGCGATTGAAGAAGGTGTTCGATGGGCACTCTTACATGGCGGCTCTGTCGGAGTCTTAGGAATAGCTGACGGAGGGAGTTATGAAGACCCTGTAAATGAAAATGACATTGACGAAATAACTCATATCCATGTCTTTGACAGATGGAGAACTGTATGGGTAACAAGTGATCTGTACCAAGACCCGTACAACCCGAAGTTTGCTACTCCTGAATACTATACAATATTCCCGATAAATCCGGCCATGTCCCCTGGGAAGCAGGTATCTAAGTCGTTCACTCAAACTAAACAGGGACGAACTCCTGGGTTTTCTTCGGGGGACATGCCCGCGTTAACCAATCTTAAAGGCTCAATGGCTCCCCTTGTTGGGGCATTCAGAGTACATGAAAGTCGCATTATTCGCTTTGATGGAGTTCTAATACCGTTGAAGGAACGTATTCGGAACAGGTACTGGAATGACTCTTATCTTCAAAGCTGTTACGAGAGAATAAGAGGTCTGGGTGAATCGTATGCAGGATTAGAGACAATCATTCAAGAGTTCATTATCGGGACAATGCAGATTGAAGACCTTGCCAATATGGTAGCCACCGGAAAAGAACAACTGGCTATTAAGCGTCTTGATATGCTCGATAGGAGCAAGCACATAATGAACACTCTTCTTCTTGACAAAGAAGAAGAGTATACTCGTCATTCGGCTGCGGTATCTGGGCTTGATGGGTTGGTTGCTTCGTTGGTCTTAGGTATTTCCGCAGCGTCAGGAATCCCTGTCACTATTCTTATGGGTCAATCACCGGCAGGATTGAATGCTACGGGAGCAAGCGATGTACGCCGGTACTACGATAAAATTGCCGGTATGCAGATGTCCATGCTTAAAAAGCCGCTTGCAAAGTTGTGCCGATATACGATGCTTGCAAAGAAGACTGTTTTCAAAGGGAAAATACTTGATAATTGGTCTGTAAAGTTCCCTTCTCTATGGGCACTTGATGAGGTCCAGGAGTCAGAATTGCGATTACAGATGGCTCAGTCGGATGCTTTGTATCTTGACAGAGGGGTACTAAAGCCGGTAGAGGTTTCCAATTCCAGGTGGGGAGGGGAGCAATACTCGTTCGAGACAACTCTCCAGGATCGGGATGCGAAGGGAAATTTATCGGATGAGGACAAGGATGAGATATTGAAGATGAGGACTCCATCTCCGGGTGAAAAAAGTCCTGATCTTGATAAAGATAAAAGCTCACGGGGAAAAGATAAAACAGCATCTAAGAATAAAAAAGCAGTTTAACTTTAAAAGGAGGTTGTATGTCCCTTATTTCGATTGCAGTAGTTTTGGTTCTTATTGGCCTTGCACTGTGGGCCATTAACTCTTATATCCCGATGCAATCGGGTATTAAGACAGTCCTTAATATCTTAGTGGTGGTTGTAGTTGTCCTATGGTTGCTTTCTGTGTTCGGGTTCATAGATTCAGCTATAAACACTCACATAGGAAAATTTCGTATTAAATAACTTTAAAAGGGAGGTTGTATGTTTTCTAAAGTAATGTTGTTGCTGTCAGTAATGGTAGCCTGTGTGTTGGCGGCGGACGACAGTGTGTCGTCATTGATTGCAAGTTTTGGACTACCTGCAATAGTGCAATGGGTTATTGTCGGTATTCTCGGAGGCAGTGGGATATGGGGTTGGTTGTTCAAGAACAAAATGATACGGGACCTAAGAGATGCAGTAAACTCCCTGGTCACATTGTTTGCAAAGCTACGAAATTCGATAAAAGACCCCGAACTTATTGAAGATGTAAACGATTCCCTTGAGCACATTGCTTTGTGTTTTGAAGACAGTAAACTTCTACAAAGTAAAGCTGCTCTTATCAGAAGCGTAAAAATAAAAACATCGGTCGTGATTGTGCCGGTACAGACGGTTCCGGCCCCGGAACTTGTTTCCGGTAATGAACTTGCCGGTTAAATAAACAGTGGTAGGGACGCCTCTTTACAATGCGGAACAGCCCGACACATCTTTCTTAAAGGAGCACATCATGTGGAACTGGCTTAAAAGTCTTTTTCAGCCCAAAGCAATCGTAGCGGACCTCAATAAATTAATCCAGATTGTTGAGAATACACCTACTTCGGAAATTGTTACCCTTGTTCAAGAAGCCAATCAGATCATTGGGGGTTCTCAAAAAGTAAATGTAAACAGCCTTGCTATCATTTTTGATTTTGTCAAGGCATTGGCAACTGTGATCGAGAGTAAAAAATAATTTCTTATTTTCTTTGATAGTACATGCACGACAATTATACTTGTGGTGTAAAGGAAAAACAAAATGCCATTTCGTATAGACAAAATTGCTATAAAAGGCCGGGTATCTCGCACTGATGAGGGGTATCTTACTGGAATAGCTCCTATTACACGGGCCGGGGTATTTACATACCACGGCTCAGATGGCAAGCCTTACAATGAACTTCGACATCCCGACGATGTATTTTCTCCCGACTCTCTTGAAACTCTTAAAATGGTGCCTATCACCAATACACATCCGTGGTTCGGCAGAGTGAAGTCCGATAACGTAAAGAGAGTTCAGGTCGGTATGACGGGGGAGAGTGTAACAACGGATGCTCCTCATGTTATGTCTTCTATAAAAATTACCGATAGTTCAGCGGTAGAGGACATTGACTCAGGGAGACAGCAAGTATCGGCGGGGTACAAATGCCAGGTTATAAATGAAACAGGTGTGTTTGACGGTATCGAGTATACGAGTAGACAAAAGAACATTCGATACAATCATGTAGCTCTTTGCGATGCTGGTAGGGCTGGTCCTGATGTTGGTCTTAATTTGGATTCTCTTGACACAGAAGACACGGATATTATGATAAGCGATTCAGTGGAATATTCACAATTTACAGGGAGTAAGAACATGGGTAAAATCGTTCTTGACTCTTGCGAGTACGAAGCCCCGCAGGATGTCATAAATGCGTGTAACAGGGACAAGCTTCGTACCGATGCTATTTTGGCGGAATCCACAGCCAAGATTGCCTCTCTCACAAAAGACCACGATGCTCTCAAAGGAGAGAATGCCGCTTTGAAAGCGAAAGTGGATTCTTTTGACAAACGCGATTTTGGCAAAGAAATCCAGGAGGCAGTGAAAAATCGTCGTGATCTGGAGACTTCTGCTTCAATTGTTCTGCCCAAGGAAGTTTCTGGTAAGTTCGACAGCATGAGCGATGCGGACATTCGGAAAGCGGTAATTTCCACCAAGTTGCCGGACCTGAAACTGGACAGTCAGAGTGACGCTTTTATCGATGGTTGTTACAATACGGTCATTGCTTCGGCAAAGCAGGAGAAAAAGGCGGGTGCTATTGCTGGTCAACGAGCTGACAGTAAGGATCGGGAAAGTGGTCGGGATTCCCGTCAAGACGGAAAGATCAATTCCGAAGCGGCACATGAACGGTATGTGGATGAGATGAAAAACGGTTGGAAAAAGAAAAAGTAAGCAATTTCGTTTTTTAAAAAGGAGATAATACAATGCAGACTTCTTATGGAATAAACATGGGCCGGTACATTGCCGGTCAGTTGGACGATCTTCGCACTTCGGTGATTGAAAGCTGTATCGCTGATGTGGCGATGGGTTTTGGTCTGGGTGTAATGGTAGGGGCTTTAATTCCTGGGGGTACGTACGCCGCAGGTTTCATTCCGGGTCCAATCGGAGGGGGTTTTCGTCCTGGTAGTGTGAAACTTCCCACGGCGGGTGGACAGACTTTCGCCGGATTTACTGTCAATCAGCACACGGAACAGACGTACCCGTTTGTTGCTTCTTCCGGTCAGTACGCGATCAATGACATTGTGAACGTATGCCGTCGAGGGTTAGTGGTCGTCCAGGTTGCTGCCAACGTAACTTGTGCCATCACGGACACGGTTTATATCGTGTCTTCCGGTGCCACTGCCGGACAGATCACGAACAGTTCGGCAAGTTCCGCTATCGCCGCAACGGGGGCTGTGTTCAGAGAAACGATGAGTACGGCATCGGCAAGCGCAACGGGACTTTGTTTAGTTGAGATAAATCTGCCGTAAGGCAATAGGCCCTAAGTAATTAACAATCTTAAAGGAGTGATAACATGAACAAGTTCAAGACAGACGCGGCCTATTGGAAACAGGACGATGCCGTGTTGTTTGATGATGAGGCGATGGAAAGGATTGATGCTGTCGAAAAGAAGCTTCAATTCGTTTTCTCGATGGACTCCGGCGAAGCAGCCTTTTTCGCTCGCCAGTTGGAGTTTGTCAAGTCAAAAACGTACGATGTCAAATATCCTAATCTCCGGGCGCAGGAACTTCTCCCTGTTTCCACGGAAGCGGGTCCTGGCGCGAATACCATTACCTACCGCCAGTACAACCAGGTAGGGCAGATGAAGTTCATTGCTCAGTATGCCAAAGACCTTCCCAGAGTTGACATTTTCGGCAAGGAGTTTCATGCTTTCGTAAAGAGCATGGGAGAATCCTATGGGTACACGATCCAGGAAGTCCGCAACGCCATGTATGCGAACGTTCCCCTGCAACAGCGCAAGGCCAATGCTGCCCGTCTTGCTTACGAGCAAGCAGTGAACCGTAATGCCTGGTTTGCCGATGGTTCGGCTTCGTATGCCGGGTGTATGGGCCTGTTCTACAACACCAATATCACGCAGATGGCTGCTCCTACTGGTGGATGGTGCGATAGCACTGGCGCGTCTCTGGGTAAAACCCCGGATCAGATCATAGCGGACGTAAATACCGCGATAAATTACGTTCCGCAGCTCACCAAGATGGTGGAGTCGGTGAATACGGTTTTGATGCCTTCGATCCATTTGTCCTATATCAAGACCACGATGCGTTCGACAATCAGCGATTCCACGATCTATGAAGTTCTGACCAAGAACCATCCTGGTGTTTCCTTTGAGGCATTGAATGAAGCATTTGCGGTGACTCCCTCCCCGGCCACTCCGACTGTGGGTGGGTCTTCGACCAATATTCTTCTCGCCTATGACAAGAACCCCGACAAGCTGACCCTGGAGATTCCGCAGCCTTTTGAACAGTTTCCTGTTCAGGAAGTTGGCCTGGAGTATGAAATACCTTGTCATGCTCGGTATGCCGGTGTGATTACCTACTACCCGTTGTCGATTCTGTTGATGTACGGGATATAATCGTCAATCAAGGGCTGTGTAAAAGCAGCCCTATTTTAACAAGGAGTAACAAATGAAACTGGTTTTTTCTCTTTTTGCGATCTTTCTTACTGCCCTTATGTTAATGGCAGCGGCACCTTCGGATGTTACCGTAGATGCCAACTCGGTTTTGTCAGGGGGTTGGTATGAGGCTCTTACCCCTTCACAGATTACCCTTACAGGAATAGGAGACACTTCCACACTTGCATATCAGTGGACTCCTAAGTTCAATGGGAGTGATGTTATTCTTATGAGGACACGTTGGCGTAACCCCTCAGTCGATTCGACGGCATACATTATTAATATCGATTGCCTCGATAAGAATAGGAATCTGTTATACACTTATGCAGCGGACACTTCCATAGATACTGTGGGTAAGCCAGTAAAATTGCCTCTTGGATCGATATGTGTGGGGAGTTATTATAATATAAAGATAGTGTCGGCAACTCCAAGCACGGCTGCAAAAAAGCATACATTGGGTACGGACTCTCTTGCGGCTTATTGGTGGTTATATTACCCGAACAAGGTTATTCGTACAAGCGGATCGAAATAATAACAGGTTTTAAGTTTAAAAGGAGGTTGTTTGTGGAAGTTAAAAAGGCAGAAGAAAAACCGGCATTGACCCCACTTCGGGTGTTCAGGAAGAAGGACAATATCTCTGTTATTGAAGGGGTGACGATGTACCCTGGAATAACGGTAGTCTCGGCTCATAAGCGGGAAAAGTTACTCGCAAACCAACATTTCATAGATCAGGTTGAAGCTGGTCATGTTGAAGTTTTTAAGGACATTCCCGTAACTAAGCCGGAAGATGCCCAGGTTTCCGTCCCTTCCCTTCCGGTAACTGGAGACATGGACGTAGACCAAGCGAATGC